GTAAATGGCGGTCACGCATGGCGTATAGCAGCCTCCGGCACCGCAGGCAATCCCATCTCCTTCACCCAAGCGATGACACTGGATGCGAGTGGGAATTTGGCTTTAGGTCAAACAAGCGCTTCCTACCGCTTTGATATTCTTAGCGGCGCAGATTTGGCGATCCGCGCAAGAACATCTAATAGCAATGAAGTGCTCCGCGTGGAAAGTACAGGAACTGCCACAGCGGCAATTCGCTTCATAAACACTGCAAACAATCAAGTCTATATTGGATCAGACTCGGGTGCATTGGTTCTTACTACCAGCAGCCTAGAACGCGCTCGCATCCCCGCCGCTGGCGGCATGGTAGTTGGCACCGCAGCCCTCGCCACCACTGCCACTGACGGATTCCTCTACGTCCCAACCTGTGCAGGCACGCCCACGGGCACGCCGACGACGCAGACCGGCACTGCACCCATCGTCGTTGACACCACGAACAACAAGCTGTATTTCTACTCTGGCGGTCAATGGCGTGACGCTGGGCCGTGAATTTAACCCTGAAAGGAACTCACCATGACCACGATCACCTGGACCATTGACTGGCTTAGCGCCACTAACACACCTGAAAAAGCTGTCATCACTGTTGGTTGGAGATGCACAGGTGTTGAAGACACCTTCACTGCTTCTGTCTATTCAACATGTTCTTTACCTGAGGCAGATCCCACCAACTTCATTGCTTATGACGAGTTAACGAAGGAGCAGGTGTTGGCTTGGGTGTATGCCAATGGTGTTAACAAAGAGGCTACAGAAGCCGCTGTTGCTGCTCAAATTGAAGCACAGAAGAATCCTGTCACAGTTCAACCACAGCTTCCTTGGCTATAATACCTATCGGTGTTTGTCTGCGCCTAACGGCGTGTTAACAAGGAGTTGTAATGGATAAAAAGCTGGTTCTTTCTGAGTTGTCTGTCAACGACATCAACATCATCTTCGCCGGTCTTGGCAAGCTGCCTTTAGAGGCCTCTGTAGACCTCTGGATGCGTTTGAAGCAACAAGCTGAGGCTCAGATGGCTGCACAGCCTTCAGAGGCTTCTGAGGCTTAATAGAGGGGAACGACGTGCCGTACATGTCCTCAGGCAAGAGAGACTATGCCAAGCAACAGAAATATGATGGCAAGCCTGAAGTTGTTGCGGATAGGGCACGCCGTAACGCTGCCAGAGCTAAGCTGAAAGCTGCTGGTGTTGATGTTGCTGGTAAGGATGTTGCTCACAAGGTGGCGTTGTCTAAAGGCGGTAGTAATGAAGTGAAGAACTTGTCTGTTCAGTCTAAGGCTAAGAACAGGAGTTTTAAGAGAGATAAGAATGGGGCTATGCGTTAGTATGGTTGCTCCGTATAGAAAAAAAGACAGTGTTCTTGAGATGTCTCCTCGTGAGAAAGAAGCGAGAAGACAGGCAGCGTTACGTAAATCAGGAAGAGATGCTATTGAGCGTGTGTATCCTGAAGCGGTTTTAGTTGGTGCTGGTAAAGCAGCGTCACAGGCTGCTAAGCGTCTTACTAAGACAGTTGATGATCTTCCTCCAGTAAAGATGCCTCCTAAGCGTATGAAGAAGCAATGGGACCCTTATGAGGATGAAGTAAAGAAACCGTCTAGAAAAGTAAGAGCTAAAGAGGCTTTAGAAAAATCAAGAGAGTTGGAAAAAGTTGCTGATAAAAAGGACACCATTGAGAAATTCAGAAAACTGTTGAAGAACACGGCTAGAGTTAAAGGCGTAGAAACCGATCTTAGCAGAGAAGACGAAGAGAAGTATGCCAGAGGTGGTGTTGTTAAACGTAAAACAAAGGCTATGAAATAATATGGCTAAGTCACCAGCATGGACCAGAAAAGAAGGCAAAGACCCTGAAGGTGGGTTGAATGCCAAAGGCAGAGCTTCGTACAACAAAGCCACTGGTGGCAATCTGAAGCCTCCTGCTCCTAAGCCGAAGACGAAGAAGGATGCTGCTAGAAGGACTAGCTTCTGTGCTCGTATGCAAGGCATGAAAGAGAAGAACACAGGCGCTGAAGCCGCTAAAGATCCTAACAGCCGCATCAACAAGAGCTTAAGAGCTTGGAACTGTTGATATGGAAAACACCCTAACAAAACAATGTACTTCTTGTTTAGAAAACAAACCTCTGAGTTTATTTAGAAACAGAGGCGGTAATCAAAAGCATCTACTTAAAAGCAGATGTAATTCTTGTCTATATTCTCAACATAGAGAATGGGTTGAAAATAATGGAGATAAAGTAAGGGAATATAGAGAAAAAGATAGTTGGACTTTAGCAAAAAGATGTGCAAGAAGAGGTATAACGCCAGAAGAACTTGTTCATAAATATGAAGAACAAGAAGAGAGTTGCGCTATTTGCAATAGTCAAATTTCTCTCAGCGACAGTGCTATTGATCACAACCACAAAACAGGGGAATTTAGAGGCGTACTCTGCAAACAATGTAATAGAGCTTTAGGGATGTTTAAGGATAGTCCAAAAATTCTTAAAAATGCTTTAGAGTATCTAAATGATTTTGGACATTATGGCGAAGACTGATGGGACGCACTAACGAAGCTCTATGGGAGAAGGCTAAGGCAGAAGCCAAAGCTAAGATGGGTGGTAAGCATTCTGCCAGAGCTATGCAGCTAGCAGGCAAGCTCTACAAAGACAAAGGTGGCAGCTACACAGGACCAAAGACAGAGGCTCAAAAGGCTATGTCGAAATGGACGAAGGAAGAATGGACAACATCTTCTGGGAAGCCTTCTGAAGGAAAGCGTCGTTATCTGCCTAAGGCTGCATGGTCTGCGTTGTCTGCTTCAGAGAAGGCAGCAACTAACAGAGCTAAAGCTGCGGGAGCTAAGCAGGGGAAACAATTTGTTGCTCAGCCTAAGAAGGCGGCTGAGAAGACGGCTAAATATAGGAGTTGATATGAACTGTGGTGGTAAGACAAAGAAGATGGCATATGGTGGTATGACAACGCCTATGCAGCCTAAGAAGCCTATGATGGCTAAGGGTGGTGCTGTCGTTAAGATGGCCAATTGTGGGGCTTCTATGAAGCCACAACAACAAAGGAAGAAGTGAAATGGCTACGTGGCGTAAGTCCTACACAGGCCCTGTTAAAGACAGGGCTAAAGTAAACGGCAAAGCTGCTGTTAGTGCTGAAGAGCTTGCAGATTTCAAGCGTCAATACGGCTCTGACATGACTCTTCGTGATTTGTTGAACATGGACAAGGATGAGTTTGCTTTGAAGCGTCAAGCTGAAAAGTCTGCTAAGGCTGCTGGTGCCTACAGAGGACAGCGTTCTATGACAGCAGAAAAGCCTTCAGAAGCCCCTAAAAAGCCCTCCACAGCCTCTGAAGACGGCGGCATGATGGGTAGGCTTAGGAAGGCTGGTTTAACGCCTTCTGGGGCCTCTGAAGTGGGTGCTGGCAAGTCTGCCTTAGCTGCCTTGGGTATGGCCGGTGGTGTTGCTGGTCGTATGGGTGGTAAGGCTGTTTCTACAGCAGCCAAGATGGAGCCTCGCATTGGCAGACCCGTCACCACCCGTTTAGATGATGCTGCTGCTGCTTTCTCTAAGCCAAAGGCTGCTGAGGTGACAAAGGAAACAGGACGTAAATTCACTGCTGCTCAAGAACGTGAAGCTGCTGAAGCTGCTGTCAGAGGTGCTGCTGCTCGTAAGAAGATGGCAGAAACTAAAGCAGGGCGTTCCCGTGCTATGGAAGAAGCCAAGAAAGAGAGTATGATGAGGGCTGATAAGAAGAAGCCTTCTCCTCGCTCTCGCACCAGAGACGAAGAAGACATTGAATTTGCTAAGGGTGGCTACGCTGCCAAAAGGAAGAAATAATGCCTGCAAAGAAGTTTATGCCTTGTGAAGATTGTCCCAACCCTGCTGCTTGCAAGAAGGCAGGGAAGTGCATGATGACGTCTAGCAAGGCTAAGAAGCCTCAACGAGGCGGTAAGCAAGCCTTAGCCATTATGGTGGCTGTTGGTGTTCCTAAGAAGGGGAAGAAGTAATGGAAACAGCATCGAAAAAGAAGCCTGTTAAGCAGCCTTCAAAAACAAAGCCTACAAAGGCTGAGAAGCCTGTCTACACCTTTGACGACAAGAAGAAAGACACCTCCAGCAAAGCTGCACAGGAAGCCATTAGAGAGCTTCGTGATGCAGAGATGCGTCGTAAGATGGGTGAGCGCTATGATGAAATCATGCCTAGCCCTGAGATGGCTAAGGGTGGTGCTGTTAAGAAGAAGATGGCTGTTGACGGCTCCGTCATGACACCGAAGCAACAAAAGAAGGTAGGCACAGTGATGAAGGAATACAAAGCAGGTAGCCTTCATAGTGGCAAGGGTGGCAAGGTTGTGAAGAACCCTCGCCAGGCCGTCGCCATTGCAATGTCTGAAGCTCGTCGTCTGAAGAAGTGATGACGATGACTAAGACAGGCGTGGTAGCCACGAGGAACGCTCATCCATGAGCGTTACGAGTTACCCAGCGCTGGTAACGCTAAATGAACCTGTTTCTATTGGCGGTACTAGCGCTGACGCTTTTGGTCGTGCTCGTGTTAGCGCTCCGTTCACGCTTTTCGACAGCCAAAACAGATATGCAAAGAGTGACGACTTTGATGAGTCTGTATCTGGTAGCGCTACTGTTTCTTATTCTGCTAATGAATCTTCTGTTCTCCTTAACGTCACCAATGCCAGTGGAGATGAAGTAGTTAGAGAAACAAAGAGGGTGTTTTCATATCAGCCAGGCAAGTCTTTGCTGGTGATGAACACCTTTGTCATGCCTGCAACACATGCCAATGTACGTTGTCGTGTTGGTTATTTCAGCACTCAGAACGGTGTTTTCTTTGAACGTGATGGCACCACGCTGAAGCTCGTTAGACGCACCTACACCAGCGGTGGTGTTGTTGATAATGCCTTTACGCAGTCTACATGGAATGGAGACAAGCTCGATGGTACAGGCCCTTCAGGGCTCACCATTGACACAACAAAGGCGCAAATATTCTGGCAAGATTTTGAGTGGTTGGGTGTTGGTAGCGTTAGAACAGGCTTTGTCATCAACGGCTTATTCATTGTCTGCCACACGTTCAATCACGCAAACACCATTGCACTTGTCTACATGACAACGGCTGTGTTGCCTATTAGATACGAAATTACTAACACAGGCGCTACAGACGGCAGCAAGACAATGAAGCAGGTTTGCTCCACCGTCATCAGTGAAGGTGGGTATGAGAGGAAGACAACGTTACAGACAGCGAGGATGACATCAGCAGGTACAGTGAGTACAACGCTGGTGCCTTTGTTGTCGTTACGTCTTGATCCTAGCAGGCTTGATGCTGTTGTCATTCCAGACGGGTACAGAGTGTTGCCTATTGCGTCAGCGTCTACAACGTTTGAAATACAGCTTGTGAAGAACGCTACGTTGACAGGAGCAAGCTGGGCTCAGACGTCGTCTGACAACGTTGAATACGATGTTACAGCTACAGCCATCAGTGGTGGCACTGTTGTTGACAGCGTTTATGTGCAAGAGTCTAATCTAGTGTCTTCTGCTGTTAGCAACCAAGAAGAATACAACTTCAGAATGCAGTTTGGTAGGACGTTGGCGGGTGTCAGCGACACTTACACACTGGCTGCACGCACCTTAAGCGGATCACAGACAGCAATAGCAACATTCTCATTTTGGGACTTGACATGAACAACGGAAACAAGAATAGAAGTGTAGGCAAAGTGTTGACAGGCAGTGTTGCTGATGTCTACACCGTTCCTGCTGCTTTCAAAGCTGATGTTGAAAGCATTGTCATTGTCAACACCAGCAATAACATTGTGAAGGTAGATCTGAACTGGTATCAAGCTACGACAACAACATCCTATGCTCTTGCTAACGATGTGTCGTTATTGCCAAACAGTCTTTTACAAATGACAAATCCATTGTTCTTGGACAAGAACGACAAGATCACTGGATCTGCTGCTGTCGCTGATGTCATCACTGTAAGTGTTAGAGTCCGCGAATACTTCGCAGAAAGGTTGTAGAATGTTTGCACCAATTCTTCTCGTTTGCATTTTAGGCACAGACACCTGTGAGTTGATGGGAAGGATTGATAAGAAAGTCTATCCATCATATGAAGTGTGTATGGAGACAGCCGCTAAAGACGCTAAAGAATTGTTTGAGTATTTTTATGCCAAAGGCGTAAACACTCAGATTGGCTTTAAGTGTGAAGAGGATAAAAACAGCATATGAGCAAAAGAGAGCTAACAGAACAGCAACGCAAGTTCATTGAAGTGTTGTTCACCGAAGCTGGTGGTAATCCCGCTAAGGCTAAAATCTTAGCCGGCTACAGCGAGAACTATCCCACTAAGGCATTGATGTCTGGATTGAAAGAGGAAGTCATTGAAGCAACGCAAATGTACATCGCTATGCACGCACCGAAGGCGGCTATGGCTGTCATTGGCGGCATTGATGATCCTACACAGCTAGGCATGAGAGAGAAGCTCAAAGCTGCTCAGGACATGCTTGATAGGGCTGGTGTTGTGAAGACAGAAAAGGTGGAAGTGACAGCGCCATCTGGTGTGATGGTGTTGCCTCCGAAGGATAATGGATAAGCATTTGCTGTTTGCGAATAGCGAATATGGCATCAAATGAGCGTGACTTAGGCGCTTGGATTCTTCCACAACCGATACGATATGAACGTTATGTGGCTATTCCCCGAATTGTTCAAAGCAACGTTGTTCCTTTTGGTTATAGAATCGATGATGAAGACCCCTCACTTCTACAGCCAATCACTAAAGAATTGGATGCGCTTGAGCTTGCAAAGGAGTATGTAAAACGATATTCTTACAGAAATGTAGCAGCGTGGCTGTCTAAAGAAACCGGAAGGAGCATATCTGCTAATGGACTTAGACACAGAATCAACACAGAAATTGACGCAAGAAAGCGCTATAAGTTTTATAGAGCCCTTGCAAGAAAGTACAAAGAAGCCCTCAAGAAGGCCAAAGAGTACGAAGAAAGACTCGGGAAGACAGAAAAGACAGAGTTCTTCGAAACCGGAATCTACACCGAAATTAGTAGAGACTGGGATGCAGAACTACAAAGTGAGCATACCGGAGGAGATGCAAAACGAAAACATCGTTTTTCAGCCAAATCCAGGGCCACAAACGGCATTTTTAGCAGCACCTGAAAGGGAAGTTCTCTTCGGAGGGGCTGCCGGTGGTAGAGGTCAAGGCCTTTCTCTTGCCACCTTTCATTGGTAACAATGTCAAAATAAACTTCGTGAATTGCTGGAACGTTTTGTAACGTGACCGTGCTACAGCATAACCGGCGACGGTAGATGCGAATGCTAGAAAAACGATCACCAGAAACTATCAGCAGCCAAGCAAGTCATTGACTTGAAGGTTCAGAGACTATCCCGTAAGGGAGTACACCGAAAGGTGGAAGCGCGAAGCCCCTGTAAAGGGTGAAGATATAGTCCGAGGCGCACTAACCAGCTATAAGCTGAAGGAGCATACATGACACAGTATTGCCTGTATAAAGCCACATCTCCGTCTGGAAAAGTCTATGTTGGTATCACCAACAATTTCAAACGACGAATGAAAGAACACCGAACTAGCAAGTATCCCTTTGGTGCTGCTCTTAGAAAATACGGAATAGATTCTTTTGTTTTTGAGTTTGAGTTGTTTGAGTGTGTTGAGGATGCTCTAGCAAGAGAGCAAGAATTAGCTAACTTAGACACCCTAGACAAAGAAAAGATGTACAACGTCAGCGTCGGTGGGATATTTTCGAATGTCCTAAAATATCAAAACCCGATGAAAAACAAAGATGTTGTTGACAAACATCCTAATGTATGGAGAAAAGGTAGTAAAAACAATCCTATATTGAACCCTGAGATTAAAGAAAGAATGATTAAGTCTCAGAAGTGTAAAAAGGTATCAATAGATGGTGTTATTTACTACGGTGTTAGGGAAGCAGCAAGGCAGTTGAGCATATCCAGGCAGTTGGTTGTCTATAGACTCAAAGCCAAGAGCTTCGATACGTGGTTTTATGTGAAATAACAATAGTGCGCCTCGGGAAAAAGTTACGCCATCTTAGCTGATCCGTTACGTTATCTTTCTCATCCTCAGTTCTCTGGTCTTCTTCTTCGTCATACGACTGAAGAATTGAGAGAACTTATCTGGAAAAGTCAAGAGCTTTACCCCAAAATCATCCCCGGAATTGTCTGGAGTGAGCGAAAAATGCAATGGGTTGCCCCAAATGGCGGACGTCTTTGGATGTCTTACCTTGACAGAGATGAGGATGTGTTACGTTACCAGGGATTAAGTTTTGTTTGGATCGGCTTCGATGAACTCGGACAATGGGCGACTCCTTTTGCATGGAATTACATGAGGTCACGATTGCGTACAGCAGCATCTGACCTTCCTGTATACATGAGAGCAACAACTAACCCCGGTGGTCCGGGTGGACAGTGGGTCAAAAAGATGTTTATCGACCCCGCCCCTTTTGGTCAAGCCTTCTGGGCAACAGACATTGACACCGGTGAAGTGTTGCGTTACCCCAAAGGACACAGCAAAGAAGGTCTGCCGTTGTTTAAGCGGCGTTTCATTCCTTCAAAGCTCTCTGACAACCCCTATCTTGCTGCTTCAGGCGACTACGAAACCATGTTGTTGTCGCTTCCAGAGCAACAACGTCGTCAACTTCTTGAAGGTGATTGGGATGTTGCTGAAGGTGCAGCGTTTCCTGAGTTTAAGAGAAGTGTCCATGTCGTTGATCCTTATGATATTCCTCATGATTGGCCTAGATTTAGAGCCTGTGACTACGGATATGGAAGCTGGTCTGCTGTTTTGTGGTTTGCCGTAGCTCCAGATGAGTCATTAGTGGTATATAGAGAGCTATATGTCACTAAAGTGCTGGCAGAAGACTTGGCAGATATGGTGTTGAACGCTGAAGACGGCGAGAAGATCCGTTATGGCGTTCTAGACAGCTCTACATGGGCAAAAAGAGGTGATACAGGCCCTTCCATTGCTGAAAGAATGATCATGAAGGGGTGTCGTTGGCGTCCTTCTGACAGAAGCGCCGGTAGCCGTGTTGCTGGTAAGAACGAAATACATCGACGCCTTCAAATTGACCCCTTCACAGAGCGTCCACGTATTGTCTTTTTCAGCAACTGTGTTAGAACAATTGCTGAACTACCTACACTACCTCTAGACAAGAAGAATCCAGAGGACATTGACACCGACGTCAACTTCGATCACGGGTATGACGCATTGAGGTATGGTGTAATGTCAAGACCGAGGAGTAGAAACATCTTTGACGCTAATACATCGGGTCAGAATGGGTTTACTCCCGCCGACCGTTATTTTGGGTATTGAGGTATAAACAACACTATGGCAAAAAACATCGACACACCCTTCACTGACGACAAAGCCATTGGCTTGCCTGACAGCACTGATGCTGTTCAGGACACATTCAAGCCTACAACGCTAGCCCGTCACATTGAAGAGCGCTTTCAGCGTTCTAAGACGGCTCGTCGCTTTGATGAAGAGCGTTGGTTGCGTGCCTATACCAACTACAGAGGCATCTACGGTCCTGACACCAAGTTCACTGAAGCAGAGAAGAGCCGTGTCTTCCTGAAGATCACTAAGGTAAAAACTCTGGCAGCATACGGACAAATCACCGAGGTGCTGCTGGCTAACAACAGCTTCCCGTTGTCTGTAGAGCCTACAACGCTGCCAGAAGGCGTTGCAGAGCACGTTCACATTGACACCAACCCACAGGCTGCACAAGGTCAACAAAGCGCTCCTGAGCCCGATTTAGGGGCTCTGTTTGGCTATAAAGGAGACGGCAAAGAGCTTCCTCCTGGTGCAACCCCACAGAGCCTTATGGAGCGTCTTGGTCCTCTGAAGCAATCGCTTGAGGGCTTGGATGTCAAGGAAGGCGTTGGACAAACACCTACCACCATCACCTTCAGCCCTGCAATGGTAGCGGCTAAGAAGATGGAGAAGAAGATTAAGGACCAACTTGAGGAGAGTGGTGCCAGCAAGCATCTGCGTGCTACAGCGTTTGAAATGGCGCTGTTTGGCACAGGTGTTATGAAAGGCCCTTTTGCTGTAGACAAAGAATATCCCAAGTGGAACACTGATGGTGGCTATGAACCTATCATCAAAACTATGCCGCAGACGTCTCATGTCAGCATATTCAATAGCTATCCAGATCCAGATGCTGCCAACATGGACGAATGCGGCTACTTTATCGAGCGTCACAAGCTGAGCAAGTCTCAGTTGTTAGCTCTAAAGAAGCGTCCCATGTTCCGTAACAAAGTCATTGACAACCTAATTAACGAAGGGCCTAACTACATCAAGGAATGGTGGGAAGACGATCTCAATGACTATTCTCCCGTTGCTGAGGTGGAGCGCTGGGAGGTGTTGGAGTTTTGGGGATCTGTTGACATTGAGATGTTGGAAGAGAACGACATTGATGTTCCTAAGGAATTGAAGGACGCTGTCGAAGTTCAAGCCAACATCTGGTATAGCCAAGGCAAGGTGATTCGGCTTGTCATCAATCCGTTCAAGCCTGCCCGCATTCCCTACTATGCTGTGCCTTATGAACTCAATCCATACTCGTTCTTTGGCGTTGGTGTTGCTGAGAACATGGATGATAGTCAGACGCTGATGAATGGCTTCATGAGGCTGGCTGTGGACAATGCTGTGCTGTCTGGCAATCTGGTGCTGGAGGTGGATGAGACCAACCTTGTGCCTGGCCAAGACCTCACTGTATATCCAGGTAAGGTGTTCCGTCGTCAAGGTGGTGCTCCTGGTCAAGCCATCTTCGGCACACAGTTTCCTAACGTAGCTTCTCAAAACCTGCAACTGTTTGATAAGGCTAGAGTACTTGCTGATGAAGCAACAGGACTGCCTTCGTTTGCACACGGACAAACTGGTGTCTCTGGTGTTGGTAGAACAGCCTCTGGCATCTCTATGTTGATGTCTGCTGCAAGCGGTAGCATCAAGACAGTGATTAAGAACGTTGATGACTACCTGCTGCGTCCGTTGGGTGAGTCCTTCTTCGCCTTCAACATGCAGTTTGATCCTACACCGGATATTGTTGGTGATCTTGAGGTGAAGGCACGGGGCTTAGAAAGCCTTGCTCAAAACGAAGTGAGAAGCCAACGTTTGCTTCAGTTCCTTCAGATTGTTCAGAATCCTGTGTTGGCTCCGTTTGCAAAGATGCCATACATTGTCAGAGAAATTGCTAAATCTTTAGGTCTTGATGCCGATCTTGTATCTAACAACATGGACGAAGCGGCTAAGCAAGCCTTCCTGTTACAAAAGATGAATCCACCTACAGCGGCAGCTCAACCAGCACCAGCAGGTGGCGCTCCGTCCCCGGCTGATATGACTGGCGGCGGTGGTGGAAACATTGGTGTAGGCGCTGCTGCAACACCCGGAGAACAAGGGTTCTCAGGCAATGCTGGTGGTCAAGGTGTTCCGGTAGAGATGCAGTAAATGGACTTTTACGTTTATATACACCGCAAGAAGACAACTAAAGAAGTTTTCTATGTGGGAAAAGGTAAAGGTAACAGAGCCTACCAAAAAAGCAGAAGAAATAAATTCTGGAAAAACATTGTTGAAAAACATGACTTTATTGTAGAGTTCGTAGAAGTAGGATTACAAGAGTGGGCTGCTTTTGAACTAGAACAAAACCTTATTGCATATTATGGAAGACGTGACCTAAACGACGGTCCTCTTGTAAATGCAACTGAAGGAGGAGAAGGAGCAGTTGGTCATATTTGGTCTGAAGAACTACGTGCGTGGAGAAGTGAAAAAACAAAAGAACAGTTTTCGTCTGAAGAGATGAGAAAGAGAGCGTCAGATGCTAAAAGAGGAAGGAAACTAACTCAAGAACACCGACTCCTTTCTTTAGCGGCTTTAGATAGAGGACGAGAAAAACAAAAGCAAGTAACTTCTTTAATGCTCAAAGAAAAATGGAAAGATCCAGAATTTAGACAAAAGATGTCAGATAGAGCATCTTCTTTTAAGATGCCAGAAGAAGCAAAAACCAAAATTGCAAATGCTTTATCAAAGCCTGTAAAAAGAAGCGATGGACAAGTATTCAAGTCCATCTCTGAGGCTGGTAGAGTTCTAGGTAGATACCCTAATAAAATAGTTCTTGCTGTAAACGGTAAGAGAAAAACAGCATATGGTTATAAGTGGGAGTTTGTTAATGACACCAGAAAAGCCGTGGCTTAAGAAGCTCACACGCATGACGGATACGCAGATGTGGGAGGCGTTTGACGACATGTTGAACTATTCCATCAGTCTGCAACATAAGAAGATGGAACAAAGCTCTGAGCCTGTTGACATCTACAGAGCACAAGGCTTTATTCAAGCTCTTAAGCAGCTTAAGTATTTGAAGGAAGAGATACAAAATGCTCAAACGCAGAAATAGCATCCCAGGCTTCCAAGAAGGGGGCATGAACGTTGATCCTGTCAGCGGCAATGAAGTGCCTACGGCGTCTCTTCCTGAGGAAGTCAGGGATGATGTAGACGCTAAGTTGTCGCCGGGCGAGTTTGTTCTGTCAGCAGACGTCGTTCGCTTCATCGGGCTTGAGCGCTTGATGAAGATGCGTGATGAAGCCAAGAAAGGCATTCAACGCATGGCTGAGATTGGACAGATGGGTAATGCTGATGAAGTTGGTGAAGAGTCCAACAGCACCTATGAAGACGATGGCTTTGAGAGCGAAATTGATGACATCCTCGGTGAAGTGGAAAACGAGAATGGTGTTGATGATCAGATGAAAATGGCCTTTGGCGGCTACGTTGGCAGCGGTACAGACTTGACAAAGGCTCCTAAGAATCCTGTCTTTGATGTTCGCTATTACAAGAACAAAGAAGGTGCCACGATGTTCATTACACACATCAATGGCAAGCCTATGACGCCTGTGCCAGAAGGCTTCACACAAGTGAGTGCTGAAGAGGCGCAGAAGGTGGGACAGGCTGCTGATGAGGAAGAGAAGAAGAAGACAGCAACAGGAGGTGCTACAGATCAGGGCGGTTATGACGCTTCTCAGCTTGATCCTGCTGTGGCTAAGTTCTTAGAGAATGAAACACCAGCAGAGCGTGATGCTCGTATGGGAAGAATCAATACTACTCTTGAACGCATCACAGGCAACCTTCCTTTTGTTGGCGCTATGAAGAAGGGTGCAGAACTCATCTTTGGTAAGCCCCGTAAAGACCTAGCGCCTGTTGAAACAAGAACACCGACACCTGTTGGCTCTATTGGCGCTGCTCCGTTGACGGCTACGGCTGATGTTAGTATGGCACAGGCTGCTGCTAATGATGCACGTCAGCGTGCCCTTGATTCTGATTTCTCAAGCGATGCAGCAGCTAGAGCAGCAGCAAGTGCCGCTGAAGCTGTGAATAGAGGTGTTGATCCTGCTGTTGCTGTACAAGCTGCTATTGAAGCTGAACAAGATGTTATTGATAGAGAAAGCGTTTCTATTACAGGCTCTTCTTCTACATCTAGAAGCTACACACCATCATCTACTGTATCCCCAACGGTGTCTGCAACATCAAGTCCTGTAACGAGTAGAACAGTTGAGTCTCGCTCTCTTGATTTAGGAACTGATAGCAGCATGGGTACACCAGAGTCTACACCAGATCCTTTCTCTGCTTCTTTTGATGGACCTGCTGGGCCGTTTGGAGCGGCCAAAGGCGGCTTAGTATCAAAGCGCCAATACCCAGCCAAGAAAAAGAAAGGCAAAGGCATCGCTGCCTCTAAATAACCTACAATAGCAAGGCTAGCTCTGGAGCGTCCTAACTAGCCATTAACAAAAAGACGCATTGTTGGCTACCTATTTCCCCAGTCTATGCTGGCTACAGATAGCCCCAAGTTAAGGAAAGTATATGTCTACAGAAGTTGTTATCCCTCAGACGGTCAAAGTGGCCCCATTTTCTATGCGGCGTAATACACACGAAGACCGCATCAAGAAAGATGAAGAAGAGCTTGAAGCGCTTCAGAAGCAATTCCAAGCAACAGAAGAAACAACCAAGGCTGTTGTTGCTACAGATGAAGACAACGAAGAGCCTTCATCTGTTGAAGAAAAGACATTTAAGAAGCGCTATGGCGATCTGAGGCGTCATTCTCAGAAGATGCAGACAGAACTTCAAACTCAGATTGATGAGCTTAAGAAGCAATTGGAAGCAACAACAAAGAAGGAAATCAAACTACCTAAGAGTGAAGCAGAACTCAATGCTTGGGCAGAACAATATCCTGATGTCTACAAAATTGTAGAAACCATTGCCATCAAGAAAGCTAAGGAAACATCAAGCTCATTAGAAGAGCGGATGCGTAAAGTGGATGAGATGGAACATCAAGCTCAGCGACAGAAGGCTGAAGCAGAACTGATGCGTCTACATCCTGACTTTGACACCATCCGCGAAGATGATGAATTCCATAATTGGGTAGAAGAACAACCAAAATGGGTGCAGCAGGCTCTGTATGAGAACGACAACGATGCCAAAGCTGCGGCACGCGCTATCGATCTGTATAAGGCTGATAAGGGCATTGCCAAGGCTAAGAAGGCCGATAGTAGAGGCGCAGCTATGGCTGTCAACACACGCGCTGGTAAAACTGCACCAACTACGGAAGCGTCTGATGGAGTGATGTACGAAAGTCAAATCCAGAAGATGAGCGACAAAGAATTTGAAGCCAACATGGAAAAGATTGAAATGGCACGCAGAGCAGGCAAGATTGTCTATGACATGAGCGGTGGTGCTCGGTGATGTTGACAAAGTGATGGTATTGTGATTTAACGTGGTAGATCATGGGCGAAGAGGGTAGCTCCCCTGTCTGTGCCGCTTCACAGACTAGCCCACTTTCCAAGCGGGGTAGATATGGAAACAAAGGTATGTAAGTATTGTCATGTCGAAAAAGAATTGACATTGTTTGTTAAGGCAAAGCAGTCACCCACCGGATACAGGGTGATTTGTAAGCAGTGTATTAACATCAAAAATAAAGAATACATTAATTCTAGGATAGAAGAACACAGAGCGTATCAGAACAATTATAGAAAAATCAATGGAAAGAAAATACACAAAGACATTGATGCAAGAATAAAAGACATTGTAACGTCCTCAAAAAGACGTCGTCCTTTTGATTTTTCCATAGACGAAGAACATATAAAAGTTCTGTGGAAAAATCAAAACGGTTTATGTGTGTATACAAAACTGCCGCTCACACCAGAGCCACACCAGTACAACACTATAAGCATAGACCGTATAGACAGTTCTAAAGGCTATACCAAAGATAATACTCAGTTAGTCTGTAGGGCTGTAAATGAGATGAAGATGCATAGAGAAGAAGATCTTTTCATACATCTTTGTCACTTAGTAGCGCAACATAACAAAGACAAATACACCTTGTCAACTTAGCCATTACTGTATAGCGGGTCATGAGCGCTATCCAGTAATCACCTAGTGAGATAAGCCGTTGTTGAGTGAGTTGTGTAATGTAAACTCAAAGGAGTAAACCATGGCGTTCAGCTCAGCTTCTGGATATACAAATTTAAGTAATGGTAATTGGTCGCCGATTATCTATAGCAAAAAAGTACAAGTCGCGTTTAGGAAATCGTCGGTCGCTCAAGCGATCACCAACAGCGACTATTTTGGCGAAATCGCCAACATGGGCGACAGTGTGAAGATCGTTAAGGAGCCCGAGGTCAGCGTTCAAGCGTATGCACGCGGCACTCAAGTGACGGCTCAAGACCTTGATGACAGCGATTTCACGCTGGTTGTTGATAAGGCCAACTACTTCGCGTTTAACACTAACAGACGCATTTGAGAGTAATCTCATCTAAAGAACTGGGTTAATTGCTGGAAAACCTAAGGCATAATAGCTAAGGCAATCAGCAGCCAAGCATAGACCGAAAGGTCTTTGAAGGTTCAACGACTAGGATATACCGCCCTACGGGGAGATGAAATCCATACGCTCAAGTGAGCGGAAGCGCCCAGCCCCTGATAAGTCAGGGTGATGATATAGTCTACTCTGCATTGAAAAATGCAGCAGCTTGAATAAAGCGGGTAAGGATTAACGACCCTTGCTGAATATAAAGGTAAAGTTGACGACATCGAATCGGCTCAGTCGCACATCAATTGGATGTCGCTGGCATCGGATCGTGCTGCCTATCGCTTGAAGGACCAGTTCGACCAAGACGTTCTCGGCTATCTGTCTGGCTACGAACAGTCTGTGTTGCATGCCAATGCCGACACCGCCCGCACTACCTTCCCTGGTACGAAGGCTGTTTCGACCGCTGGCAACGACGAACTGTTGACGTCGATGAAGCTCATCAAGAGTTCGTTTGGCAACATCACCACGGCCAGCGCCGGTGATCACTCGATTCCGGTTGCGCCGCGTCTGCCGGGTGCTACAGCGCTCAGCACCGCTACGGTGTCGCCGCTGATGATCATTTCGCGTATGTCGCGTCTGTTGGATCAGCAAAACGTTGACACCACTGGTCGTTGGCTTGTGGTTGATCCGGTGTTCATTGAAATGCTGAAGGACGAAGACAGCCGTCTTCTGAATGCTGATTTCGGTGGCTCTGGTCTGCAAAACGGCTTGATTGTGAACAACCTGCACGGCTTCAAGGTCTACGTGTCGAACAACCTGCCGAAGGTTGGTACTGGTCCTGGCACTGTTGGTACGGC